AGATCTTTGTTGAATAGCCATAATTTATTTATTTTTTAATTGTTTAACTTCTGCTGACAACTCTTGTACAGCCTTAACTAAAATTGGAATAAGTTTACCATAAGAAGCCTCAAGCTTCTCAGGATTTTCATCATATACAAGTTTCAATACGTCAGCCATTTCAACTGCGTCTTCTGCTGCTTTTAAGTCTTGTGCAATAAATCCGAAATCAGAAATCTCGTGTTTACCATTCTCATCTCTATCGTCCCATACAAATGTTACAGGGCGAAGACCTTCAATAAACTCAAGCCCTACATTTAAGTCTTCAACTTCTTTTTTATCACGCGCATCTGACAAAGACGTAATTGAAGTTACCGCACAACGAAGTACGTTGTGTGATGAGTTTCCAAGTGTAATAGAGTTCGAAGTAGTTGCAGTGGCAGCATTAGATTGATATCCTAATACAATATTATTTTCGCCTGTTGTTGTCGTGCCTCCTGCAATGTGCCCAACAAATACATTTTGTGAATTTGTAGACAACTGACCTGCGCCTGTTCCCAACATTACATTTGAAGCGCCTGTTGCTGAAAACAAACCTGCTCCTGCACCAACAAATACATTATTAACTGCACTTGTTAAGTTTGGGCCTGCTTGCCTACCTAATAATGTATTAGCATTTGAAGAATTATTTAGACTTGCTCCAGTACCCCAGCCTAAATATGTATTATTTATTCCAGTTACAGCGGTGCTTGAATATGTAATTTTCATTGAACTTAATGAATCATCTAAGTCTATAAATGCATTACTTACTCTTACTCCATTTCCACTAAGTGGAAGAATTTCATCTACGTTAATCTGACTCATAATTATTTATTTTCTAATAGTTCAACTTTAGCTGCCAAATCTTTTATGGCTTGCACAAGCACAGGAATTAATCTTCCATATGATGCCTCAAGCTTCTCAGGATTTTCATCATATACTAATTTAAGAACATCAGCGACATTATGCTTATCCTCAAGAGCCTTTAAGTCTTGAGCAATAAATCCTGAATCAGCGATGTCATGCTTGCCATTCTCTTCACGGTCATTCCATACGAACTTGACAGGATTTAATTCTTTCACAAAGTCAAGGCCCAATTCAATTGGCTCAACATCTTTCTTATCACGAGCATCTGACAATGATGTAATAGATGTAACGGCACAACGAAGTACGTTGTTAGATGAGTTACCTAATGTGATTGAGTTACTTGTAGTTGCAGTAGATACTTGAGAATTACTACCTATAACAATATTATTTTGACCTGTAGTTAAAGTTATAGCTGCGCCTTGACCTACAACAGTGTTGTTACTACCTGTTGTAATATTTGAAGCTGCTGCTGAACCAACTGCTGTATTATAAATACCATCAGTACCTAATCCTACGCAGTCTTGAAGAGCAAATGTACCAACTGCTACGTTACTAGATGCCCATGCAGCTGTAGATAAAGCACTAACACCTATTGCAACATCAGGGCCTGTGCCATTAAAATTCATTTGACTACCTGCAAATCTACCGACGTAAACACCTGCGACTATGCTAGCTGGAGGATTTTCACCACCTGCTTTTACGCTATTACTTAATGTTGATGCTTTAAAAACAGAAGTTCCATTTCCATCAAGAAGTTGAACAAAGTTGTTATCTCCTACTTCAGTGCCTGTATATCCTAAAGGAGCTACTACGTTTACGTTAATCTGACTCATAATTATTTATTTTAAAATTACAAAATATTTAAAGTTGTTCCCGTAGGAACTGTTAATGTCCCGCTCATCAATAGAGGTCCGGTATAGTTTACTGTTGCTCCAGCAGGAAGAGTAATATCCTCTGTAATAGCACCAACAATAGTAAAGCCATTAGCCCAAATACTTGTGCCAAGTACTTGTTGACCGCCACCTGCATTGAGCTCAGTAACAATATCATTGATGTCTAGTACAATATATTTTTCATTGGTGCTCTGACCAAATCCTTTTAGTCTAGATCTTTGTTGAATAGCCATAATTAATTAATTTACAGCAAAGATAATTGTTTTTAGTTCAATATTTTTAAGATTCGACCTGTGCGTTTATCCACTTTGGCTAACTTCATTCGATAGTTTGTTTCCTTTGACTGTACATACTTCGTAACTACGTGCGTTTCTTTGTCCTGTGACTTAATATTTTCAGGCTCGTACCTTGCGTGTGACTGTGAATTAATATATGCAAAGCCAATAGCAAAGATGGCATCATCATAATCATATCTAGTATCCGCTGCTTGATATCTAGTTTGGCGATGGCTAGTTGAGCTTTTCAAATCTTTCTCCACGAAGGTCTTCAGCTGCTCCCACAGCCATGGAACATCTATATTGATGCCGTAGGCATCAATCATTTCCTCCACTTTTGCAATAATTCTCGGTGCTGTGTTAGCTTTGTTGGAAATGCCGAACCATTTCCCACCATAAGTCTGAAAATATTCGGGTAGCTGCGTGTTTGCTGTAAACTTATTCTTAAATCCGTGTATTTCTTGGAAGTCTACGTGCATATCACCGATGTTATTCTCCACTAGCTCCTTTACACCACCTCTTTTCTGCTGATCGTAGTAAAGACTTTGCAAAAGTACCTGTAAGTATGTGTACTTGAACTTGCGGTCCCTATGGAATACTACAGAAGAAACGGAATTAGTCAGCGCATCCCATATGGCGCTACACATCATGGAGTGACCTGTCTCTGAGTTGATGGGGTCAGTCCCTTGATACCAGCGATTCTTCCATATTTCACCGTTTGGTGGGTGATGTACGATCATTGCGGTGGTAGATACGTCTTCTCTACCTGATGTATTTATCCATCTAGCGCCTGTAATGCGATATTCGGTGATTAGGTCCGGTGTTGGTTGTGACATATCCATGATAGGCTCAAAGTAACCGTACTCGATGGGCACATCTTTGCCGTATATGTTACTTAATCTTTCGTTACAGTAATGAATCGGAACGAGCGTTCTTGCTTTTCGCAGGAACATATCGTCAATTGTGATAGGATAATGCTGGTGGAACTGAACTTTGGCAACTTCTCCTTTCTTGGTTCCTTCCAATGCAAGGTATGCTTTACGTTCGTTGTTGATGTGCTCGTCTGTGACACCTCTTCGTGCATAGGCGTTGAAGAATAATGGTATGATTCCATACTCGTAGTTTTTATCCCTCCACTGACTGAGTGCCATCTTGAACTCTGCTTCGAATACAGAGCCCCCTTTGTCCATTTCACCTCCTGTACCCCATGCTAAGAACTGCTGTTGCATGGTCATTTTGCCAGTTTCCGGGTTGTACTTAAATAAAGCAGGTCGACCTTCACGCATCATCTCACCGAATATGTCGAATAGACCGATCTCATCGATGAATACTGCAGATGGCGAACCCCCGTTGATTGCATCTACCTGAGGACTATCTACCTGAAAGCGAGATGCACCACCTTCGTCACGACCTTTTTTATCACCCTTCTTATCGAATGACATCACTTGGTCTGTCCAGTTCTTTACGTCCTGAGCAATGTAGTCAGGAATCTTAGTGTAGGTCCACTTTACTTTATCTCGGAAGATCTCGACACCTTTATCTTTGGAGTGGGTAACGAATTTAATGAAGTAGGACTTGTTGAGGTTTACTCTTTTCATCCCTGCAAGACACATCGTAGTGGTAAAACCAATTTGTCTGGCTTTACCAATCATCATGGAGTATCCGCAGTCGAATAAGAATAGGAGTACTTTCTGTGCATCCCACGCCTGATAGCGCAGCATACCGTTTTCGGCTTTATCTTCTTTAATAAAACCGTACTTGTTACAGAAGTATAGTGTGTTGTCGTTACATTTCTGTATCTCTGTGGCTAACCAGTTGTATTGATCTTCTTCGTTGTCGAAGTCGGTTAACATGGTATCATCCTGTAACCAGATCCTAGCTTGTTCGCAGTATAAATCGAAAGGCTTAAAACTTATCTTGTTCTGCCAACCGCTGTTGATGCTATCAACCCAATCCACGAATGGCTTTGGGTAATCAAACTCAGCATGGTTAGGCTTCCAGTCTGTGGTAAGTATTGGCCTTCGAGCTACACCGTCTTTAGTTTGACGCATATAGCAGTTTTAAATTATCCTCGTCTCTTAGTATTTCCCACAGGAGCCTTACCAGCTAAAGGAGCAGCTGTTCTTTTCTCTGCGGAAACAGAAACAGAAGTAGGACGCAATGTAGGCATTGAGCTCATAGGTGCTTCTTTTTTCTTCATTGTACTAGCCATATATTGTTGCTTTGACGCATCAAATTTTTGTCTAGCAGATGGATTCATAGGAACTTTGTTTCCGTATGAAGTATTTTTATTTGGAACAGGGTTGTTGTTTTTGCTTTTAGGATCACCAGGTCCATTTGCTGCACGATTCGCAGCTGCTTGAATTTTAGATTTTAGATTCA